AAGTTGGAGATTTTATACAATTTTCAAATCATCCAAAAGTTTATCAAATATCAAAACCATTAGGTTTAACTGGAAGATTTTTTAACTCTACTAATGCAGGAACTTGTACTGTTAGATTATCATCTCCTTTTGTAAGTAATGTTGGTGTAAGTACATCTAATTCTACTGGTTCACTTTCTCATTTTTATATTGTAAATGGCACAGGTGACTCTAGTGAAGATGTTCAATATGATTGGTTTTCAGGGAATTCTGGAACATATACAAATGGATTAATTACATTTATTGATTCTAATACTAATACAACATATAAATATTCTGATGGTACAGATGCAGTTTTAAATATACCTGCTTATTTTTATACATCATATGATATATCATCTTTAGGACAAAACGGTATTAATGGTACAGAAAATAATTCTAATTTATCACAATCAGAAAGAGATCAAAATAATAAAATATCTCAAATATTAAATCAAATTGTAGATTTAACAGGCCAATTAGAATTTAAATTTAATAAACCAAATATCAGAGCAGTATTAACTACACCAAGTCAAGGTGGACAAACAATGACAAATGAAAATGTAATTACAACAATTACAAACCCTTATCAATCCGGTTTAATTACTTTTAAAAATTCAAATAATACTGTTGCAAAAGACCCTAATGGTGATGATTTACAAATTATATTACCATCTACTTTAAATACTGCGGAAGATATTTATAATTATATTAAAGATACAATATTGGCATCAAATTCTACTCATCCTTTAAAAGTATATAATATAATACAAACCATATCTAATGGTTATTTTCCAGAAAATTGGGGTGAAACAAATTTAAATCATGTAGGAACATTTTATATACAATTTGGCCCGGAATATTCAAATTTAAAAATTGAATTAACAACACCAACAGGTGTAATTGCTACAAATTATAATCCTTATGAATTATTAAATGATACAGTGGCAACACTTGATAATTCTAATATTGGAATAACTATAGAAAATTCAACTGAAACATATTCTGTTGGGGAATATTTGTCTCCTGCAAATCAAAAAATAGAAAATTATTATGTTCAAAAAATATTATCAGTTAATGTTTCAGGAACAACAACTACGATTTTATTTGATCAAACTTTTAATAATTCATTAAGTGGTTGGTATGATTATTCACCATTAAATCAAATTACAAGGCATTTAAATACTGCTACAACAACTACAAGTACTGGGTTTATTGAAGAGATATATCCTGAATCAAACGGTACATTATATAAAAATTCATACCCTGTTTATATGGGCCCAGATGTTAATATTAAATTAATGTTAACTAAAAAACCAGCAGTAACAATTATACCAAAAAATGAACAAGAAAATTTATATAAATATGATAAATTTGAATTCCAAGAGGTATTATAATGTCTAGAAATATAATAAATAATTATACAGCAGAAGAGGGTGGTTATCCTATACAATTTATTGCTATTGAGCCTGATGAAAACATTAATAATGCATTATTATTAAATACATCTTATAGAACTTTAGAGTTTAATTTTAACGGACAAAATAGAAAATTTTATCCTGCTGCCGGTGTTTTAAATTTAACTGCAGTTGAAGAAACAAAAGATGTTAAAACAAATCAAATAACTGTTTCTTTAAGCGGATTACCAAATACAAGTATACCTGTTTTAAAAGAATATAAAGGTATTGGTGGTATTGTTACAATTTATCAAGGTTGGATGGATGATCAAGATACACAACTTAGTAATCAATATCCATATACTGGGGTATATTTAAAATGGAAAGGTGTGATTTATTCTCATGCTGTAGACGAAGAAAATCAAGAATTTGGTCAAGTTAAAATCACTTTAGAATGTAAAAATATTTTAGGTACTATATTAGGAAGTACTCATGGTAGGTTTACATCAGATAGTTCTTTTAAAAAAACATCATCTGGTGATAGGTCAATGGAATTTGTTGCATCAATGTCAACATTTAATCCTAAATTTGGAAAAGATTAATAAAGGAATAAAATGAATATAAAAATAGTTGATAATAAAGATATAGAAAATAAATTAAATAATGGAATAAATGAAATAGTTAAAGCTATGAAAGAATTTCCAGATTTTACTATAAAAGGGTTAATTGTTACAAATCAATATTATGAACAATTAATTAAATTATGTTTTGAAAAAGGCATTATAGTTATTGCTGAAGAAAATAATAAAATTATTGGTTGCATTATGAGTTTAATAAATGCAAATATATTTACTGCAATGAACGAATTAGTTACTGTTGTTACTTGGGTAAATAAAGATAAACGTAATTCTTCTGCATTTTATAGAATGTTTAAATTATATAAAAATGAATTTCAAAAATTAAAAAAAGAAAATAAAATTGATAGAGTTTTAATGCCAAGTTTAAATCAATATAAAACAAATATTAAATTTAATAAATTAGGTTTTAAATTAGTTGAAAAAACTTATGAATGGAGATAAATAATGGCAGCTGCTGCACCAATTATAACCGCAATTACCGCAGAAGGAATTAAAGGAGCAATTATTAGATTTGCTTTGTCGCTTGCAGTATCATATATAACACAAAAACTATTTGCTCCAGAATTACCTGATGGTGGGGGTTTAGGTAGCTCAGGTTCACAACCAGATCCGGGAGTTAAACAAAGAATACCTTCTGATCCTGCAAATAAACTTCCAGTTATTTACGGTGAAGATAAAGTTCACGGTTCAATTATATTTGCAGATATAACTAGTGATAATAAAACAATGGCATTTATTATTGCATTATGTGAGGGGCCTATAAATAAAATAGGTACAGATAATTATGGAACAAATAGCGGTATTTATTGGGATGATTGGGAATTATCATTTAATTTAGCTGGATCAGTTATTAATGCAACTCATCCAGATGGCCAAACAGATGATTGGTTAAATGGTAATTTAAAAATTGTAAAATATCCAGACGGTGGCAGATGCACTGATATGGAAAATTTTAGCTCTAAATGGGCATCAGGTGCACAAAACAGACAATTGCCAAATTTAGCTTATGTTTATGTTGAATTAGATTATGATAGAGAAAATAATGTTACAGGTTTAACTAATAAATTAGGTTTTGTAGTACAAGGTAAGCTTATTAGAACATTAAATTCAAACGGTTTTAATGGGCCACCACCAAAACCTATTACTTATCAATCTTCATTAGCTAACCCAGATTTATTTGATAAAAATGTTAAATTTACAGATTTTACAGGATATCAAATTAGTGATTGGGTATATTCATATGCTGGTGGTTTTAGTTGGAATATTGGAGAAGGTTTAAAAGTTTTTAAAAACGGAACAACTCAAATTATTGATGCTGGTTTCGATTCAAATGGTAACCCTGTAAGTATTAATGATATTATGAATGGTACTGCCCAACCATTAGGTAATGGAACTGGGGCAGATGCTGAATTTGTTTTTCTTGAATCTGGTGAACATCATATATCAAACTGTAATCACAGTTCTTCAACATTACAATATGATTATTTTACACCTAGTCAAGGCGTTGATACTCAAGGTAATATTATAAATGATGATGGCTTTAGATTTATAAACGGACTTCATATAAAAGCTTGGGGCAATAATTATAGTAATTCTCAAATAACAAATGTAGGCGGTCAACCTGGTGTTGGTGTTTGGATTGTTCATTCTTGGACTGATTATGCAGGCAATTCTGATTATGTTGCATTACCATTAAATACTTGGCAAATAACGCCAACTGGTGGTATATATGCAAATTATTCAGAAGAAGATTATGCAAATAGATTATTAAGTATTTTACAAGGTGATCCATATAGTGTTGGGATGCATCCGTTAACTTATACACCTATTTCTGGAAGAACAGTAGCAAATGATCCTGCAAATTGGGGCGTAAGACGTGCAAGAGAATATAATTTTCCTGATGCAAATGGGAATAATCCATTATGGCAATATCAAATGCACCAACAATGGTTTACTGCACATATACCATATACAGTTTTAAGAACATATTTTGGATATTATTCTACTAATCCTGCTGAATGTTTAGCGGATTATTTAACTAATAAAGTTTATGGTTGTGGTTTATCTATTTCAGATGATGATTTAGATTTAGATACATTTTATGATCATAAGGTTTTTTGTGATACATTAGTTACTCATGATGATCCAGATGGTAATCAAGTAACAAGTAAAAGATATCAATGTAATGGTCATATAAATACTAATGATACAAAAGATGTAAATATTTCAGATATTGTTACAAATTCTCAAGCAATATTTAGTTATACTTTAGGTAAATTTCAAATGATATCTGATACAACAGGATCAAGTTCATATACTTTTGATGATACAAATATTTATGGAAGTATAACCCTTGTAAATGATGGTTTTAACTCAACATTAAATGAAATGAATTTAAAATTCAAATCAAAAAATAATAAATATCAAGATGATCAAGTATTTTTAGAATATTCAGATAAATTTTATAATGAACCTATTTTATCTAAAGACTTATCTTTAAGATTTGTTAATACAAATGTAGAGGCTCAAAGATTAGGTACTGTAATAATGAATAAATCAAGAAGTAATAAAATTATTTCTTTTAAAACAGATACAAGAGCTGCAAATTTACAAGTTAATGATGTGGTAACAGTTAAAGGTACTTATTACAATTTAAATCAACACAATATATTTAGTCATGAATATTATAATACACAATCAAGTTTAAACTCTACTGCGCCAATAGGTGAATATGAAATTTATGCTCAAGGTGAAAATAGGGTTTATCAATATTCAGACGGATCAGGTGAAGCAAGATTTTTTGTCCCTTATACAATTGTTAAATTTGAAGATTTATTAGATTTTTTTAAAGATTGTATTAATGGTCAATTTTATGACACAAGTGGTCAATTATCTGTTGAACAAGCTAAACAAAATAATAAACTAGGTGAAATATTTTCATTTGTAACTTTTGATTCAAGTTATTCTAATCCATCTAATACTTATGGTGGTAAATTTGTATTTCATGCAAATAAATCAGTATTTGATAAAACAGTAAATAATTATTTAAGAGTTGATGCAGTAACAAATATATATAATACTAGTTTATATTCTAAAGTAACAATTAAGTCTCAAAATGATAATGGTACATTATTTAAAATAAATAGTATTTCAGAAACAGAATTAAATGGAGGGGTTCAAGGTTATTATATTACAGCTCAAGAATATGCACCAGACGATTATACTGTTGGTACATTAACTGCAGCTGCACCTGCACCTTCTATTTCTCCAACAAATGGATATCAAAATATAAATACAGCAACTAATTTAATATTAAATGGTGCATTTCCGAATGATACAACGCCTTATGTTGATATTAGTTTAGATATACCAAATCAAAATAATGTAGAAGGGGTTGAAATATATTATGGCAGTGGAAGTAATACTTTAGAACAAAATAGAATATTAGTTAAAGTTTTTGATGCACCTACTGGAAACTATGCTGCAGGTTCAACTCAAAATTTTAAAGTTCAAAATATACCAACAACAACAGATTTATATATTTGGGTTAGATTAATAAATTCATTTTCAAGAAGTGCTTTTTCTGTTGGATTATCAATTGGTGATTGGAACCCAACAACAAATGTAAGCTCAATAGGTAATAATTCTATTGCTCCTGTATTATTAGGTTTTGATTATAATCAATATAGAAATTTAATTATTAATGGAGATTTTATAATATCTCAAAGAGGTACAACAGCAAGTTCTTCAAGTTCAGGTTATTTAGTATCAGATATGTGGTATTCAAATATAAATAATGCTGGAACATGGAATCATGATAAAGTAACTGATGTACCAAGTGATACAGGTTTTAATAATTCATTTAAATTAGAAAACACAAGTGCAGTAACATTAAGTTCAAATTCATATTTTAAATTTAAACAGTTTATTCAAGGACAAAATTTACAAAGATTAAAATATGGTACAAATGATGCTGAAAATTTAGTTTTAACTTTTTGGGTTAAATCAAGTAAAACCGGTACATATATTGTAGAATTATATAATTATGATGGTACTAGGCAAATAAGTAAATCTTATACAATTGATACAGCAAATACCTGGGAACAAAAAATAATTTATATTAATGGTGATTCAAATGTTTCAGGTTTATTAGATAATGATAATGATAAAAGTTTATCACTAGATTTTTGGCTTTGTGCTGGATCAGATTATACTTCAGGGACATTAAATACAGATTGGGATTCTGTTACTGATGTTGATAGAGCTGATGGCCAAGTTAATTTAGGTGATAATGCAAATAATAATTGGTATATAACAGGTGTTCAATTAGAATCTGGAAACAATCCAAGTAAATTTGAAATATTACCTTATGATAAAAGTTTACAAAGATGTCAACATTATTATTATGAATTAGAAAGTATACTTGGTGAAGCATTTACAGGACATAGTAGTGATCATATAAGACATATTAATATTTGGTTCCCAGTAACAATGAGAGATGCACCAACAATTAATGTAACTTGGTCAACTGGTACAAATCCTACAAATTTAAGTAATACACAATATGCGCATTGTGAAGTTGACATAGGTGCAGCTAATACACTCGCAAGTTTAACAAGTTTTTCAGCTAGTGCTGAATTAACATAAATGTATATAGCCATAGTTATATACAATCATATACTAACCTACAGGAGATAATATGAGAATTTCAAATATAACAAATTATTTAGGCGGAGCCGATAATGTAATTGTTAGAGAAATAACAGAGGGTAATCAAATATTATTAAATATTAATACTGATGATACTTCTATTGACTTTTCAGATGCAAATACAGTTTTTGATATTAAAGCAGAATGTTTTGATGCAACAGTTGAATCTACAAGAGGTTCATTAAGTTTAACTAATTTACAACTTAATCCTAATGCAACTAAAAAAACTTATACAAAAACTGAATTAATACATAATACAGGTACAGCTGGGCAGTTTGATTTATTAGTCCCATCAACATTATTAAGTGATCAAAACCCTACATTTACTTCAACGGCAGATACTACAAATCCATTTGTTGTGGTTATGAAAGTACAATGGTCAAATGGTACACCAATTGTTAAAAACTCAATAAGACTTGTTTTTATAATTAGATATCAACCACAATAATAAGGATTATAAAAATGGCTATTACAATTAAAAACGAACCAATTAATGTAACAACTACAGAAACACCAGTAACAGTTACAGCTAATAACCAACGTGGCCCACAAGGTGAAACAGGCCCACAAGGAGCTACTGGCCCACAAGG